TAGTGAAACATGCATGGGCTGGCCTAGAGTCTTGGCAAAATTATATAATAGAGAAATTGTCGACAGGCCAAATGTTGAAGGTCAGTTTGGTAACTATGCTATGGGAGGTTCATCGCATTGGTATAGTTATGAACAGTTTTTACAAAACTATAAAAAACATGATGTCATTGTTTTTAGCCATACTAATTGTGAAAGATGGCCAGCAACAAAACCAGGAATAGAAGGTAAAGCATGGAATATCGGACATGCACCTGATCCTGATATGGACATTATAAACAAGTTTAGAAAAGATATTTTTCCTTCAAATCTACTACAATTTATAGGACTAAACATACTAAAAGATGTTATACAAAAATGCGAAGAAGAAAACATATATCTTATCAACATTTTTCCTTTTCCTAATGATTATGAATTACCTAAAACTAAATTTCCAATAATTCATAATTTAGATTATATCAGCCACCATGAAGAAACTAGATATCATAATCACTATCCAAAAGTAAACTATGGTTGGACAGGACGATATAGAAAGTTTTTTGATTTTAGAAATAAAGAATTTATCCCAACTGTTATGATCAACAATGCTATACATTTTGATCATAGACAATGCCACTTCAATTGTAAAAATAATAGAAGGTTTGCTAATATTTTATACGACATGATTAGTAAAAAAGAATATAATACTATAGTTGATTGTACAAAATTAGATTGGGATTATAGAGATGAAGAAATGGATTTGATATATGAAAAAATTATTAGTAACAGATAAAAAATAAAATTTATGAGATTAGGAATTTTCGGTGATAGTTACGCGGACGTAAATGAAGATACAAGTCTTAGCGCATGGCCTAATTTATTGGCCAAAAAATCAGATTTTTGTGCTATCAAAGCACGATGCGGAGTTTCGCATTACTGGACTTATCAACAATTTATAGATGCTATAGAGAAGCATCAATTTACTCATATCGTTTTTTGTCATACAAGTGAAAATAGATGGCCTTGTTTGCCAGTCAATTTAGAAGGCAGTAATTGGAATATTCATAATGTACAAAATCCGTCATTTACAAATGACTTACGACTACTCAACAAATATTATTTGGACCTTTTTCCTGATGATTTTACCAGATTTATAAGTAAAAGTATATTTCAAAATGTAAATGATTATTGCAGAAAAAATAATATTTTTCTAATCAATATTGTTTGTTTTGAAAATTCATCTAAATTTAAAAGTGAATTTCCTTTACTTGTTGATCTTAACACTGTTTCATATTATGAACATATTACATATAAAAATAAAAGATACTCATATGAAGAGTTTTTAAAAAAATATCATTTAAACGATGGCGATCCTAGACAATGCCATATGGGTAATTTGAATAATAAAAGATTAGCAAACATAATTACAAACTTGTTTGATTCAAGACAATACAACATTGAATATAATTTATCTAAAGAATTTGAGTGGGATACTGACGATATAAGTAACGATATATTATTTACAAAAATTTTGGAGAAGCAAATTGAAGCGCATAATGATAACAGGTTGTAGTGGATATATTGGTAGTCATCTCTGTAAGATGCTACAAGGCAAATATGAGATCCATGGATTAGACATTAGTGATCCAATTGTACCAGTAGACAAGTTTTATAAAGTAGATATCAATAGATTGTTTACTATACCAGATCAAACTGATCTTTATGACGCTGTAATCCATTTAGCAGCATTGGTCAATGTTGGTTTGAGTGAAACAATGCCTATATTGTATTACATTACTAACGTAAATGGTACTATGAATGTATTGAACAAGATTCCCACAAAGAATTTTATATATGCTAGTACCGGGCAGGCAAGTTTATGCGCTAATCCATATAGCATCAGCAAACGAGCAAGTGAAGATTGCGTAGTGGAATATTGTACCAAACATAAGCCGCAAGACTACACTATGTTTAGATTCTATAATGTAATTGGCATGGATGGCATAAAGCCAACTAATCCAGATGGTCTTATGTCTGCACTAATCAAAGCAATAGATACAGGTGAATTTACTATCTTTGGTGATGACTACGATACATTAGATGGGACTTGTATGCGTGACTATGTACATGTTTATGAAATATGTAATGCCTTGATGATGGCTATTGAAACACCAGCAAATGGATTAGAGAATTTAGGGCATGGATATGGTAGAAGCGTAAAGCAAATGGTTGAAACTTTCAAAAAAGTAAATAATGTAGATTTTACTATAAAAATAGCCCCAAGAAAGAAAGGTGATCCTGCCGTTAGCGTATTACGTAATCCTGGCAGTTACATGAAAGAGTTATATAAATTTGAAGATTTACTCAAGGTCTAATTGACTTATAAATGTTTTCTGCTATTTGTTTGTGACCTAATATACTAGGGTGCGGATCTTCCTGACTTATTGCTTCATTAGTCCAAATTTTGTCCATACCAATAAAGTTTATATCCTTTAGATAATTGACATATTCTACAGGCATAACACTTTGATAAACAATAGTTGCACCTGCAAAGAAATAGTATTCTATATTATATTTTTCAAATAACTTTGCTAGTGCTGAACAATCTGTAACTAACTTATACCAACCTTCTAAAAGTGTATATGTTTCTAATCTTTTATCTCTGCGGCTAGTAGCATCATTTTCGTCTATATCTATATCAGACATAATTGATGATGGTGTCACTTTAGCCCAGTTTTTAGGTAAGTTACTAGCGTCATCTAAACTATCAGTAATATAATATTCATATCTAGCAGGATCAGTAATTTGTATTACTGCTATCATTGGTTCATTATTGTATTCTTTTAGAAAATAATCAAAAGTAGTTCTTAGTGTTCTTTGATTACTGCCACATCCTTCCGCTATGTTTATAACTTTTGATGCTTGTAACAGATTACCTAAATGATGTGGCCAAACTAATTTTAGTCTTTCTTCATCAGTATTATAAAAGGGCTCTAAACCGCCACCCTGCGTCCAACTACAACCGTTTGAAAATAAAATCATATCAATGTATCAATAGTAAACTGCTCAATACATCATTACGGTTTGCAGCATCATCGCCGTCACCTGGCTTGACGATAACATTCCACTTGCCTTTAGCATCTGGGCTTTTATCAACTGGAATCTTCATCATCTCATCATAAGTGATAACTGATTTTGGATCTAGGCTATACTTGATAGCCATACGATCTTTGACAGCCTTTTCTGCTTGTGGGCTTGTGTACTGCCACTTACCACTAGCATCTTTCTCAAGTGCGTCACTGAATAATTCTTTAGGAACTATACGACTATTCTTTGTCTTTTGAAAGTCAATCTTCTTTTCTTGACTTGGTTGTGCGCCAGCACTGAAATTGATTTTGAAGTTGTCTGGTTTTTCACCCTGTGCCACACCTGCTAGTTTAGTGTAAGCATAGAAATCAACATCTGGGAATTTCTTTGCTAGATCAAATGCTTTTGCTAGATATTGTGGGCTAAAGAAGTCACCGGCATCATGCCAGCGTATGATTGTCTTGATATTCTTTTTCTTGTTCTTTGCTTCATAACCAGCAATCTCACTTTCTAGCATACCCATGAATCCATCTGGATCATTGTATAAGAAGTTCAATAGTTTTGTTTGACCAAGGCTGCTTGCCTTCCATTGTACATATCCGCCTTTCATGGCATAGCATACTAGTTTACATGCTCCAGCACCTGGGCATGTGTCAATAACTACGAACTCGCCAGTATCTTCATCTATTGCCAATCCTTTTAGTGCTGGTAGTCCAACATTATAGAATTGGCTGCTAGTACCATCACTATGCTGCATCTTTTCATTTTGCTTTAGAATTTTAGTTGGGCGTTCGCTGAATGCTGCTGCTAACTTTTGTAGATCATATTTCTGACCATCGTCATTGACGATAGGAATATTGCTACTATGGATGTATGGAAGTTTATATTTGTCTGTCTTTTCTTTACTCTTGCCAATAATTCTGTCAAGATAACTTGCCAATTCATCTTTTGGTAATGATCTTGCTGACACACCACCTAGTTTTTCTGCTTCATCTATTTGTTTATTGATTAGATCTATATTTCCAAACTTGCGAAGGTAAGACATTGCCTGTTTGAAATGTTCATCGTATTCTGGTGTACCTTTCTTATAACCATGTCCTGCTAATATTTTATCAATATGACGAACTAATGGCATTTCTTTCTTCAACAGTTCAGGCGCGCCTTCCGCCACACCTTGCTTACCGCGTGATACAAATACATTATGTGCTGGTCCGGATTTATACATTTGAGTGTTGACGGTGACCTTTTTGTCTGGATAATGTAAGTATGAATTGTGGGCACCATGACGACCACTCATATTATCAAACTTATATTCGTGTTTGGCTGGATCACCGTGTTCTGATTTTGCTTGTTCAACAGCATCGTTGTGTGATGCCTTGAACGAATCCTCGGAGCCTTCCGCCACACCTGCTCTCTTCAAGCCGCGATCACGCTTGGCGTTGACCGATTTTAGAAACTCTATTTCATCTTCCCATTCAGCCTTTTTATGTGGCTGCTCTTGGCTCATTCTCTTGGCCTTGTCTATATTGTTATCATTATATTTCTTATCAAGTTTGGCAGCAGCACTATAACTCTTTTTGGTTTTAGGACTCAATTCGTTGACCGTTTCCTCTTCACCTTTTGCTGGTTCAACACCGCTTTGTTGTAAGAATTGGGCTAGGCTCAACACCTTCATGCCCTTTGCTAGTGGCTTTTCTGCTTCAGTAACTATATCTAAAATTTTACGGATATCCATGATGTTGACATTCCCAATTAGTTATAGTAGTATTTAGCGTATATGTCATTCAACAGTAATATCAAACGCATTGGTTTCGCATGTAAATGGGCAGAAATCAATAAGAAAGGTGAGATCGCTAGTGCTGACGGGTTCAACACTGGTGGTACTACCCACGCATGGGCAAAGCGACAAAGTAGCCCACGCATCGTTGAAGAAAAACTAATGGAAGTTGCTAAACGCAACATTACCAATACACATAATCTAGTCAAGAAGGTCGCAGCACTTGAGCCTGGACTGCGTATGCTACGATTGACTAGCGATATGTTCAGTTTCTATACTATGGACGAGTACAAGTACTTTTGGAAATCGCGTGAAGTACAGGACAGTTTGGAACGTTGGATGGCTCCTATCGGCGAGACTGCCCGCGCCAATGATGTTCGGTTGTCGTTTCATCCCGATCAGTTTGTTGTTCTAGCAAGTGATCGCCCTGAGGTAGTAAATAAGAGTATAGAGGAGTTTGAATATCATGTGGATATGGCCCGTTGGATGGGGTACGGTAAACAATTTCAGGACATCAAAATCAATGTCCACATCAGTGGTCGCAAAGGTCCAGCCGGTATCATCGACATTCTCGGCAGACTTACCCCCGAAGCGCGAAACAGCATCACAATCGAAAACGACGAAATCAGCTGGGGGATCGAATCAAGCCTCGAATTGGCTGGACATCTGGGTCTAGTACTAGACATTCATCATCATTGGATCAAGACAGGTGAATACATACAACCCAATGATGATCGTATCAAGCGTGTTATTGACAGTTGGCGTGGTGTGCGCCCTGTTATTCATTTTAGCACATCACGCGAAGATGGCACAATTGAGCGCAATACAACCGAACGACATGATTTACAGCGATTGATAGAAAGTGGTTACAATAAACAGAAACTACGCGCACACAGTGACTACTTTTACAATGATGCTATGAATCGTTGGGCACATGAACACTGGAGTTGGGCTGATATCATGTGCGAGAGCAAAGCAAAAAATCTCGCAAGCGTGAGACTTTTTGATACATATAAGAACTATGTTTGATAAACTAAAGAATCTTTTCAAAAAGCCAGAAGTTCCTAAAACTGAAGCCAAATCCAAAAAGGCACAGAAGAAGGAAAAGGAACTAACTGCCAAAGAATTAGCTACACAAAATGGTGAACCATATGTTGCTATTCTCAAGGTTGATATTGACCCAAACAATATCAACAACGGTGCTTTTGAATTAGATTGGAATGATAAGTTTCTGACCAACCTTATAAAGCAAGGTTATAAAATTAGACCAGATGATACAGACAACGATATAGTAGATCGTTGGTTCCAAACTGTATGCCGTAATATCGCACTAGAAGTTTACGAGCAAGAAATGGCTGACCCAGAAAAACGCCGTGATGACATTCGTGTTGTACGTCAACGTGATTTGGGTAACGGTCGTACTGAAGTTAGTTGACACCTGCTATAAACTAGTATAATATACGTATATTATTCTAGTAAATAGGTGTGCTTGTGAAATACGCTCTCATTGATACTGCCAACACGTTCTTTCGTGCCCGACATATCGCAAGTCGTAACAGCGATACGTGGGAGAAGATCGGCATGGCATTACATCTCACTCTATCAAGTGTCAATCAAGTTGTACGCAAGTATGGCATTGACCACGTTGTGTTCTGTCTTGAGGGTCGTAGTTGGCGTAAGGATGTATATCCCCAATACAAGGCACATCGTAAAGTTGCTGAACAAGCATTGACTGAAAGTGAGGCAGAAGAAAATCGTATGTTCTGGGAAACATACGATATGTTTACAACCTTCTTGCGTGAGAAAACGAACACCTCTGTATTGCGCCATGAACGAGCAGAAGCAGATGACTTGATCGCACGATTTATTCATTTGCATCCCAACGACGAACATTATATCATCAGCAGCGATACCGACTATGTTCAGTTGATTGCACATAATGTCAAACAGTACAATGGTGTAGCCAACCAATTGATCACGCTAGAAGGTTACTTTGATGACAAGGGTAAGCCTGTCAAGGACAAGAAAACTAAAGAACCTAAGTTACTTGGCGACCCGCAGTTCCATCTCTTTGAGAAGATTATGCGCGGCGATAGTGGTGACAATGTGTTCAGTGCCTATCCTGGTGTACGCACTAAGGGCAGCAAGAACAAGGTTGGACTCATTGAGGCGTATGCTGACCGAACAAAGCAGGGCTTTAGTTGGAATAACATGATGCTACAGCGTTGGGCAGACCCCGATGGTGTTGAGTATCGTGTTAAGGACTTGTACGAGCGTAACAAGTTGCTTATTGATTTGACCGCACAGCCTGACGAGATTAAAAATCTTGTGGATGTTGCTATCACTAAGGGTGTACGTATCAAAACTACTCCGCAAGTTGGTGTACACTTTATGAAGTTTTGTGGCAAGTACGAACTCAATAAGGTCAGCGAACAGGCTGAGACTTATGCTAAGTGGTTGAATAATCCATACAAAGGAGAGTTACTTGAAGTATTGGGGTGATGTATACTAATTTCTAAGGAAAATACTAGGGATATATTATTTTTATCTGAAAGGACTAATGTTCCTTATGTCTACCTTAGCCCATGTTCCGAATATGTTTATTTACCTATATTGAAAAACGCAAACAGTTTTACATGTAAGTATTTTGAAAAAGCAGGTTGGACCCCAGTTTATAATCATTTTGACACAATAGATAAAAAAATTATTGTAGCATATCGTGATCCTATAGAAAGATGGTTATCAGGAGTCACCCAATATATTTATAGGCATAAATTTCCAAATATTACACTAAACAAAACAGTAGTTGATATACTATTAGATATTGTAATATTGGATAATCATACATTACCACAAACTGATTACCTAAATAACATCAATACGGACGATTGTATATTTTTTATAGTCAATGAAAATTACACAAAAAATCTATCAAGTTTTACAAGCAAAACACTAAACATAGAGTTAGAGGATTATAACTTTTGGCAAAATAAAACTATTGAAAATAGTGACAAAGTTTATATTTACAATACAATAAAAAAACACATGAATACCAATTTACACAGGTTACATCATTACTACAAAAAAGATTTAGAAGTATTTCAATATATTATGGAGAACACAAATGAACGAACTTATCGCTAAACCTATTATCAAAGACCAATATTGGGTCGTTACTGACGGTGAGAAGAAAGTCGGTAATGTGCTTGCTAATAGTGCAGGATATGAAGTTATACTCAATGGTAACACATTACAATTCAACAATACAAAAGATATCAAAAAAGAAACTAAAATTACTTTTCAACCATTGAAGAGTAATAAAACTAAGGCTGAGATTCCTTATCCAGAATATCCTACTACAAGCAAGACTTATAACAACATTTTCGATATCAAGCGTAAGTTACACTTGTTTACCAAAACTACTAAAAGCAAGTGCTATCATGCTGCAGGATGGTTCATTATTGACCAAAACGGACAAAAACAAGTAATTTTCTGCCCTAAATACATCTTTATACAGCGTTATGCTTATGAGGGTCCGTTTAAAACTGAAAACGAAGCAAATAGTCTACTAAATACTTGAATGATTCATGTCAAGCGTTTTTTAGACAAGGTCAGTTTAGCAGAGAGTAAGCAGACAAAAGATATTGTAATCCCGGTCATAGAAGCTCGTGGATTACGTGATGAAATATCAAAATTGTTATCAGACTTACATGAACTGAATAGTAAAAAGAATGGTGAGCAAGAAATCATAAAAGTTGAGATAACAGGCGGTAAGTTTAAATGAGTAGAACACAGCCAAAGGTCATACTAGAACATGTTGACAAAACTACTTACAAATGCGATCAGATCGTAGAAGCAAGTGGTATTTGGGCCGTGTTTTATGACAATCAACCTATCAATCTAAAAAGCAGTCATTATCTAGCAAACGAGGCTGCACCTAAATATAAAAAGACCAGTTTCAGTAACCCAGGTCATGCTAGAAACCTCTGTCGTAAACTAAACAGTCTATTCAAAACAGATAAGTTTAGCGTGGTTTTCATGAACCAAGGACGACAGGTCTATCCAGATGAATAAAGCACAATATACCGAAACACTTTATAATCATCTAAAACATACACTTGAGCCTAATACTGACGTAAGTAAATTATACAAACGTTATTGGGTTACAGGTCGTAGCACTAAAAATTTAAGACTAACTGAAGAGGGCAAAAATGCCTTTGACAGTTTAGACCTTGAGTTTTTTGAATTTCATATTGATACTAAAACCGAAAGATACAATTATGATGTAATGAATATTGGAAAAAAACTTAGAACTCCTTTCTGGGTAGGTTTTAGAACACGGTTTTATAAATCAGCATATATACGTATCTACGACAGCAAAATTGCTATGCTTATAACATTATATGGCAGTCTAAACGAATATCTCAATTCAATCAAAAAATGAAAAAACCCATTACACTCACAGAAGTAGAGTCAGAAAAAAAGTTACATCTACCAAACGATCTTTATAGTCATCTAATTACTCATGCCTATCTTTATTTGCAACCTAATGGTTGGTTTCATGACCATCCTAAAGATGAAGAAGGTATAACACCTTGGATGACATATCCTGCCATTGCTTTTCTAAAAAATATTATTAGTAAGCAGAATAGAGTATTTGAATATGGTAGTGGTTATAGCACTATCTTTTTCAGTGAACGTGCTGAACAAACAGTAAGTGTTGAACATAATATAGAGTGGCATGATTATATCAAAGAACATGCGCCTTCTGCTACTATTCACCTAGTAAACCAAGGTGCACAAATACATCCATTTGCTCAGGAAACCTATGAAATATTTGACAAATATTTCCCTGAAATTCACAGCGATAATAACGAACATGACTTGACGCATGGTATGTTGAATAGAGAATTTGCAGGTTATGCCAGTACAATATATCATTATCCTAAAGGACACTTTGATGTAATAGTACTTGATGGCATGGCTAGATTACTAACAGGTATTATGGCTGTTGAACGTATCAATGAAAATGGAATTATTATACTAGATAATAGTGATCGTTGGCAATATAACTTATTACAAAAATATTTGTCTGATGCAGGGTACAAACGTATAGATTTTTGGGGACCAGGATTCAATAATCATAAGGCTTGGTGCACTAGCATATTTGCTAAAAATATGCCTTTCAATAACAACGAGATAGAAAGACCAATAAAACAAGGAGAATTGTTTATATGAGTATAGATAAGAAAAATCCAATTGCTGAAATTCTTGCAAGGAAAAAGGCCATGCAGGCTAACAACAAAGGGCAGTTCAACCCAAAAGAAGATAAGGGCGGCAAAGTTAATAGCAAGGGATTTGGCGGTCCTGCTGTTACCCGAAAAACGGGTAGAGGCAGTTGACATTGGGTTGATTATGTATTAAAATCTGTATATCTGTTGTGACTATAGGATTTACAGATGAAAAAGTTGTGTATTTTATCCGCGCTCAGTCTTACAGCCTGCGGCGGAGGTGGCGGTTCAACGCCGCAAAATAGTTCTATAAGTTCAACGCCCACTTCTGTAGCGGTATACGAACCCGTTTTTTATCAAGAAGTAAAAAATGCTATTCCTAGTCTAGCAACATATTACTCAAGTCTGCCATGTAATCGTACAGGAAATGTTTACATGATGCCTAGCATTGATATGAATGGCGACAATCGCAAGGATCTAGTGCTTATGCTTTGGTGTGAAAACACTACAGCAGTAACTAACAGTAATCCATCTACCAATCTTATTGTCAGCCTATTACAAAATGCTGATGGAACATTTAGGTTTGGCAATCAAGAATTGTTTGGTAGAAACAGCATTAGTTTACATGGTGTATTAGCCGAGCATAATGATAGTGCTGTCGGCGACTTCAATAATGACGGCAAAAAGGATATTGCACTTTCTCCTACATTAGAAGATGGCAGATATTTTGTAATGTATAGTAATGGGGGTAACAATTGGAATAGTTATCCTGTTGTGATGCTGAGTCAGCCAGATGGTTCATATAAGTTTGAAGAGTTGCCTATTATTGGTACTTTAGGTTCCGCTCTAACCATTAGAGAAAATAATATCGATAAGTTTATTAGTGGTGAATGGATTTGGAGTTATGAAAATCAAAGATGGAATAAAGTAAATCTTTTTTCTAAGAATTATAAGATTGATACAACTACAGCATTTTTTGATAATAATTTACTGACACAAGTTTACGATAACAAAACTATTGGATTAGAAGTCGGTAGTCTTGTAAACGATACTTTTACACGTAAGGACTATTATCAAATTTCTACACTTCAAAGTGTGAAAGTTTACGATAACACCGTTACAGGTGATCAGGTACAAACTTTGATAAATGTTGAAGGTGTAGACTGGCTAATGCCTGCACTACCTACTAGTTGCTCTATACCAATTGGCAACGGAGAAATTTTATACTTTGTTGATTTTCAAGGTATCAAACTGTCTGAAAAGTATACTGGTCAACGACTTGAATGGACTACCCCAGGTAAGAATGGTAATGTGTCTTGGGAAAATTATTACACAAAAGTTTTAGCCTTTAGAGTATCTGGTAATAAAATTACAAAAGTAGATACTACAGCATTCAATACCGAATTCAAGACAACCTATGGCTTAAGTTGCATGGATGTCAATAATGACAATCAAAAAGACGTAGTATTATATCGCTGGGGCCATAATCAAGAAAAGTCAATTATTTGGCTAAATAAAAATTCAACGTTCACAGAGGTTCCTGCTAACAAGATTCCTAGTGTTAGCACAATCTATAACGGTCATCATAGTTTGATAACCGATATGGACAATGACAATAAAGCAGAAATTATCTATACCCCTGGCCTAGGATATAAGAAGGATTACGCCGGAAACTACGACGATTTTCAAGTTTTCCGAGCAAAAGACCCCTTATAAATCAATAACTTACGATACCTCATAAAAGGCTTGACTTTGGGTACGTTTGGGCGTATTATATAAACATACTGAATTGACGGAGATTGATATGCGAGTTTACAATCCTACTACGGGTCTTGAGCGTGAAATGACCGAGCAAGAGGTTCGTCAAGTTCGTTGCTATGGTTGCACCGAAACACAAATGCGTGAAGCGGTTGAGCAAAGTCTGACCTTTCGTTTCAGTGGTGCTGGTATGATGGCGATGAGCATACTTAGCGATGCGCAGGAAATGATTTCTACTGAGTATGGTGAGGTTGACAGTATGCGGGCTGAAGATGCCCGTCAGGCTATCAATCGTGCGAAGTGGATCATCAGCACCTACTATATGGATAACAAGTAATGTCCACACGTAGTGCTATTGGTGTTGTGACTTGGGACGGCAAGGTTAAGGCTGTCTATTGCCACTTTGATGGTTATATCAATAAAGGTGTTGGTGAAACACTACTTACCAAGTATAAGGACATCTTCAAGGTCAATCAGTTGATTGACGGTGGCAATATGAGTACACTGGGTGGTCTTATTAGGGAGACCAAATACTATGCTGGTATTGAAGGCATTGAAGGTAACGAGCCCAAACTGTTTGACACTAAGGCTGATATGGTGTCATACTACAAGAACAGTTGGTGCGAATACTTTTATTTGTTTGAGAATGATAGTTGGACTGTAACACAAAATCGTTATTGGAAATCACTCAAGGAGAAGGTCTATGGCTAATAAATCGTTGACTCAAGTTGCTGATACACTCGCCACGATTGGCTATGTTATTAGTATGGAAGGTGAAGATATTGCTAGTCAGGATCTTTACTCCTACGCTAGCGAACTTGAAAATAGTATTGCTGCCTTACTGGCTAAGGCTAAACAGAAAGAAAATGAATCTGCCTAAAGAACCTACTGAAGATACTTTGGCTACTGCCCGTGTGGTAGCCATTGCTATCATTTTTATTGTCGCCACTGCTTGGGTATTTTACAATGTCATATTCCCTGCGTAAAGGCGAAAAGATTACTGTTAGGTCAGAAAACGGTATGGGCGTAAACTGCCCTATCGTTGACTTCAATAGTAAGAAACTTTGGGTTCGTTTCCCTACTAATCAAGTATTAGAAATGGACTGGGTTGAAAAGCGTGGGCTATATGTTGGACGTATGGCACGCCTTGAATTTACAGTTGATCCACAAAACCCCTAACTCTCTAACGGAGTAAGTTATGCCCCGTGTGGCAAAAGTTCGCAAACAATATGACACCATGTTAGTGTTGAGCGCAGCCTGTGCGGCACAGCGTGTCAATGGTAATAAGTATATCAAGTACGATCTTGAGGAAAATGTTTTCGTCAATGATAAAGGTGAGGTAGTAAAGTACACCACCAATCGTCAATTGGTAGAAACTTACATTGAGCAGCCTGAACATATCATGGATGTTGATCGTGATATGGCTGAACAGGTACGGTCATATTGGAACGGTAAAACTTTCAAGTTACTCACTGGCGAATACATGAGTGACTTTGAACGTAACATGCTGACCTTGTTACAGAAGGAAACTGTCACAGAGGGCTATGATGTTGCTGTATTGGCAAGCATGCCAAATTCATATCAGGCAAATCTACAGCGTGATCAGCGTGATCGCCGTGTCAAGTTTAGCCAAGGCGGCTATATCGGTACTGTAGGTGAGCGTATCAAAACACAGGTTGAAGTGTTGAAGTGTGTGTATAGCCAAAAATGGTTTACATACTTTGTGACTGGTATTACATCAAGTGACCAGGCTGTGTTTTTTAGTTACAAGCAGGAAGTGAATGTAGGCAGTGTGTTGAACATTGCTGGCACTGTCAAGCGTCAAGATAATAATCAAACTCAGTTGAATCGTGTGAAGATTATCTAATGAAGAATCCTATTTATTTTCTTGGTCATCAACAGCGTGGCAATAGCGACAATGTGTATGCTATTGTTGAAGTGCCCTGTGATAAGGAAATATATCCCGATCTTTTGTTTGACCAAAAAGCATTGGTATTGTATGGTAGACGCAATGGCAAGTTGCGTTGTAAAATTATAGAGTATTTGGATCGTAGTGAATATAGATATAGGGCTGTGATGGAACTTGACTATATGGACAAATCGGACTTGTATAAAACCAAACAATTTGCTAAAGTAAGAGAACAAGTTGAGAAGCATTTAGTTTGGGCATTGTTGAAGGTGTAACATGGTTGATATAAGCAAAATAGTAAACCAAGTTGAACTTGCCAATCTTCATAAGCGTAGATATAGTGGCTTTGTCTACGATGTACCTAGCGGATTTCAATATTTTTGTATTCGCTCAGACGGACGTATCTGGGCTGCTTACTGTACCTATTGTCGCTATGAATGGGATCATAATACCCGCCACAAAGTTATTGATACTGTAATATTGGTCAATGGTAGCCCAGACAAAGGATACAAATATCAAGTTAGTTTTGTACCAAATCGCATTGAACATTATAAAAATCGTAAGGTAAAAGATGGGTACGTGTGGTATAAGAATAATGACATACGTGACAAATACCCAGAAGTATGCGATACTATTGATCGGGTACTAATGTGGATGGAGTTGCGACGATGAGCATGGCATATTGGATTCATAAGTTGAACGAGAGTGACAGCCGACTACACAAGGAGGATGTCATCAAGCAGGCTTATGAAATGGCTACACTCGGCAACGATAGTAGTGAGTGGTTCCTACATTTTGTACACATTGCCTATAATCCTTATATCACTTTTGGACTAAAGCAAGTCCCCGAGATTGATGAGGCAACAGGTCGTGAGAATCCTTGGCAAGAGTTTGACGATCTATTAGGTGAGTTGTGTAATCGCGGTATCACAGGCAATGAAGCCCGTGATCGTGTACAGGCTATGGCTGAACGATTTGATAGCGATGAGTGGAATAACTTTTGTCGTAATGTTATTCGTAAAGATTTGCGTTGCGGTATTAGCGACAAGACTTTCAACAAAGTTGTCAAGGGTAGCAAGTATCAGATTCCTATCTTTGGTTGTCAGTTAGCGACCAACTGTGAAGGAAGACCTGAGATGAGTGGTCTCAAAAGACTTGAGCCTAAACTTGATGGCGTGCGTGTATTGCTACATGTCAAGGGCAGTGCCAGTAGCACTTGCTATAGCCGTAATGGTAAAGTGTTTGAGAACTTTGGTCATATTCAACGACAAGTTGAAAAGAACTTTCACAAGCTTGTCGCTGCCAATGGTGATCGTACACTCAAGTACGGCTTCTGGCTTGATGGTGAAGTGACTGGTCGCACGTTCCAAGAACTCATGCGACAGGCAAGGCGCAAGGAAGATGTTGACGCACTTGATAGCGTGTTCAATGTCTTTGATATCATTCCTAGTGATGATTGGGGTCGAGGTTTCTGGAACGCACAACTACACAAGCGTGTAGCGATTCTTGAAAAGTTGCGACCTGTATTTGACACTATGAAGAATGTAGAGTTGCTACCACACGTTGATGTTGACCTTGATAGCGATGAGGGTCGTAGTGTGTTCAAGCGTTATAGTAACGATATGGTAGTTGCTGGCTTTGAAGGCATCATGATCAAGGATATCAACAGTCCATATGAATGTAAGCGTAACACAAGCTGGCTCAAGTGGAAGCCTACTATTACTGTTGATCTTACTGTAGTAAATATTGAAGAGGGTACTGGTCGTAATCTTGGGCGATTAGGCGCACTTGTTTGTGAAGGTATTGATGATGGAAAAACGATATCTGTTAATGTGGGTAGTGGGTATTCTGATAGTGACCGCGATGACTACTGGGCTAATAGTAGCAGCGTTCTTGGCCGTACTGTCGAAGTTCTAGCAGATGCTATTACACAAAACCAAGATGGAACTTATAGTTTGCGATTTCCTAGATTTGTAAGGTTTAGAGATGATAAATGACAAAATTTTATAATAAGTTAAAAAATAAATTAGAAGTTACGCCAAAATATCACGTAATTCAACCCTTATCTTTTCCGGTATATACTTTTGACCTAAATGACGAAGTTGATCCAGACATTATATCTCAAGTTTGTCGAGCAAATAAAAATGATAATTTTATAGAAAAGTCTAAAACCTCAATTTATGCCTGGAGAAGTGATTACTTGTATGTCAACAAAAACAAAATTGAGGCATTTGATAAACTTTTCAAAGTTGTCCATAATAAAATCGAAAAAATTTGGAAAAACAATAGATATACTTTTTGTTTAGATCATTATTGGTTTGCCTTTTATAATGAAAATGATTATGCCGATACACACGATCATGGTTGGGTAGATTTAGCGACAGTATATTATGCTCATGTATCTACTAATTCTGCTCCTTTGATTATTCCTTCACCTCAGGGAGATGTAAAAATTCAACCCAAAAAAGGTATGCTCGTAGTTATGAATGGAAACTGTAGTCATAGTGTTCCAAAAATAAATTCTACTGATGAAAGAATAATTGTAGCAATAAATGTTATAAGAGATAAGTTATTAAACCCGGTAAATAATTCAAAATAATTTGTCCTTTTTAATAAAAAAAATTTTATTTTGTAGTATAATGTAATAAAGGAGCAATTTATGCAATTCAAACGTATTGAGTACCATACAGTACACAGCCATTTTACTTACGATATTCCTGATGAGGATATTATTAGAACATTTGGCAGTGTTGAACGTTTCAAGGAAATTTGTAGTCATTTCAATAATACTACCGACTGGGATGCAGAACCGTTTGGTGAATATCCTACTGATGAAGAAAATGATGCATTTGTAGAATTTGCTGAAAATTATAACTATGACCGTTATGATGACTGGTTTAGTGACCGCAAGGGCGGTTATGACGTTAGTTATGAAATTGTAGAAGAGGAATCTAATAATTGAGACAAGATTTAGTTGGTAAAAAATTTACGTTTGCTGACGGCGACTGGTTAGAAATTATACAAATCAAGTGGCGAGGTGAGGAAGACTACCTCGTTACATACCATATCCAGCAAGGTCCAGGTATTCCACGTAAACTAGTCATGCGTTTAGAAGAGTTTATCGCAACTTATGGCTATTTGTTTGGCGAAGGTGAACCTCCTGAACCTAGACAATAATATACACTTATAATGGTGTAATTTTTCATAAATATTATAATGCCACAATTATTTAAGAAAACATTTAGCCTCAGCACATTGGCATTAATTACGGCGCTTACCCTTAGTGGTATCGCGGCATGGTATAGTGTTGTAGGCTTGACTGCTATTTTCGCAGCAGCAGTTATACCCATTATTATCATGGGCGCGAGCCTTGAGATAGCCAAAGTTGTTACAACAGTTTGGCTTCATAGATATTGGGATAAGTGTAAGTGGGCAATGAAAACATATTTGACTGGTGCCGTCATAGTCCTTGCACTTGTTACAAGCATGGGTATATTTGGATTTCTCAGCAAAGCGCATATGGATCAGGGGATTCCAACAGGCGATGTTGCTGCACAAATACAGTTATTTGATGAAAAAATAACTATACAAAAAGAACTAATAAAAAGTGAGCGTGAAAATATAGAGGCTGCACGTAGAACTCTAAGTCAAATGGATGCGCAATTGACCGCACGTTTAGACCGTGGTGATCAAAATAGCGAAGCAGGCGTTGAAAGAGCGGTACAAATACGCGCACAACAACGTAGAGAGCGTAATACACTAAATGCTGAAATAAGTGCAGCACAAAAACGTATAGAAGCAAGTAATTTAGAAATTCAAAAGATAAACAATGAGAAGGCTCCTATTGCTGCTAAGTTTCGTAAAATTGAAGCAGAAGTAGGCCCAATCAAATACATTGCTGCCCTTATATATGGTGATAACCCGGATACAGCAACATTAGAACGTGCAGTACGCTGGGTAATTATCTTATTGATATTCGTATTTGACCCACTAGCATTGATGCTTGTTATTGCTGCTATTAGCAGTTATAAGTGGGAGTTTGAAAACAAGGAAGAAGAATTTGTCTCAACTGGCAGTAAAGGGTACTTACCATTAGACGATAGTGAGAAAGAAACAGGACGTATGCCTCCATTAGAAGAGCCTACGGCAGCAAGTTTTGAAATCACAGCCGATGGCGGCATAGTTGAAACTGAGCAGGTAAAACCTGTAAAAAAAAAGTTACTCGAAAAAATAAAAAATATAAACCTAAAAAAATTCAACCTAATAGAAAGACTAAACGTAAACCAACTGTTTACAAAAAAGTTCAATTTCAATCAGTTGAGCCAAAACGTAAAAACAAAACTAAGTTGGAAGAGTCTGACCGATTGGTCAAACAGCCCGATCCTACAATTTCTACAGAAAGCAAAACAGAAACTAAAGAAATCATCACAGAAGGAGTGACCCCTGTACATAGAAAATCAGAGGGTTATGTAGAATTTGAAGAAAAGTTATTTCGTGAAGAAGCACTAAAAGAATTACGCCCAGACTTATTTTCACTAAATGCTGATAAGGGTTATCAAAGTCAAACAAATTTTGGAACTAGTTTTCCGAAAATAGCCACAAAGGGCGATATATTTGTGCGTGTTGATGTAATGCCCAATCGTGTATTTAAATTTCATGGGCAAAAATGGATAGAGGTATCTAAGGAAAAAACGGATACATATCTATATGATATTGAGTACATCAAATATCTAATTACCCAAATTGATAAAGGCATTTATGATGTAGATTTGCTTAGTGAAAACGAGCAGGAACAAATCAAAGCCTATCTAAACGGTAACCAAAACAGTTGACCTAAATAAGTGACTGTACTATACTTATAATACGTTCTACAACTATGGAGTAACGTGTTATGAAGTCGAAGTTGGTTATGGTTGGTGTACTGTTGGCGTTGGGCGCTTGTTCAAGCAATCCTCCCAAGGTCGATACTGTACGTGAAGAAGAACTCAGTACCGATTTTGTTGCTGAGGGCGTCAAGGTAACGAGCAAGGGATGTAGTAGTGTTAGTAAGTTATTTGGTCGCAAGTGTACTATTCTTGCTATCGAATCTACTAGTACTGCTCCTAGCAATGGAGGCACTACTGTAAATCGTAAGAATGCTATGGATGCTGCCTGCGGTTATGCTCTTGCTAATGTGCGTCACTGGATGGGACAGCGTGTAGATAGTTCGCGTACTGTTCAGCGTACTGGTACTAGCACTGAGATTAGTGGTAGTAAAGAAAGTCAAAACAGTAACCGCGATATTGGCGCTACAGAATCAAGTGATCGTGAAAACTTGAACGATACTAAAACTGTTGTGACTAATACCGTGCGTCAAACTGCTACAGGCTTTATGGAAGGTTGGCAACCAGTTTCACAGAATGTTATTGGTGCACAAGAAGTCAGTTGTACTATGGGCTGGAGCCGCAAGAGTACTGACTTGATGAAGCAAGCCAGGGCTCTGTAATGAAAAAGATAGCGATATATTTTATCGCTACACTTGCTAGTTTTGCGGTTAGCGCACAAACTATAACTGTATATGGTTATGGGCCTAACCGCGAATCAGCAAAGTTAGATGCTTTCAAAACTGCTATTGAAAATATTTGTGGCTCAAATGTATTGAGTTCTAGAGAATTCTTCAATGGTAATACTACACATAGTAAGGTATTAGCCTATAGTTCTTGTCGTGTAAAAAAATATAATATACTACAAGAATTAGAAGGTAAGTTGTTAGTACAAGTTAGTGTTGAAGGATTAGATATTAGCAGACGTATTGCTAAACCTAATAATAATAGGCATGTATTTGAAGGTAATCAGGTACGCGCTAACATGGATACTTATAAGGACGAGAAAAATTTAGGTGACGAATTGATTGATGAAGTCTTTAGAGATTATCCTTATCAAGCCTTTGAACTAAACACTACTAAACAACCTTATATTATTGATGATGAAACTAGAAATTTTTATCTTGTTGTACCATATGATTTACGTTGGAATAAAAATTATGTAAACGCAGTTAGGGAAACTATGTCTGTAATACAGGCCAAACAAGGCGTCGGCACAGTAAAAATACTAGCCGATAATCCCAAATCTGTTTTTGGTTATACAACGTATCATAATTTGAATGATACTTATAGAATAAATCAAATCAAAAACAGAATGAGCGGTGACAATGAATTACGTTTGAACATTGTGGCTAGAGATTATTCAGGTCAGCACATTCTAGATTTTTGTTATAGTCCTGAATATAAGGCAGGCGGTATATTTTATAGCATAGGTGTACCTAATAATATTTCAATTTTTGGCAATGATAGAAATCGAGGCGAGGTAAAAATTCGTATGACTTTTCCTGCTGATGTTATCTACGACATTTATGTAGATGTTGTTGCCGAACGTGACTGTAAACTTTAACTCAAACTAAAAAATAATAAGTACGATATCATGTCAGAAAATGTAATAAACCATTGTAGTTTTTGTGGTAATCACAAAGACCAAGTAAAAAAATTAGTTGTATCCGGTGAAGTCGCAATTTGTGATGGATGTACAAAATTATGTTCAGACCTTATTGTAACTGATACTAAAACCGAAGAAGAAAACAGTTTTAGACAGGCTAGTGCTATTGAAATCAAAGAGCATTTAGACCAGCACGTTATTGGTCAGCATGACGCTAAAATGGTTCTAAGCGTTGCTATCGCTAACCACTATAAGCGAATTATGACTCCGCCTAAGGATCTTGAGATACAAAAGGGCAACGTATTGCTTATGGGTCCTACAGGATCAGGTAAAACACTACTTGCCAAGACTGTAGCGAAATTCCTTGGTGTACCCTTTGTAGTGGCAGATGCTACTAGTTTGACTGAAGCAGGCTATGTGGGTGATGACGTAGAAAGCATGATTAGTATGCTATTACAGGCAGCTAAGGGTGATATCAAACTTGCTGAAAAGGGCATCGTGTTTGTTGACGAAATCGACAAGATCGCACGTAAAAGCGAAAGCACTAGCATCACCCGTGACGTTAGCGGCGAAGGTGTACAGCAAGCGTTATTGAAACTGATAGAAGGTACAATTTGTAGATTGCCTGTAAATGGGGGCAGAAAGCATCCTGATGGTAACATGCAGACTGTAGATACAAAAAACATACTTTTTATCGCTGGAGGCGCATTTGTTGGCCTTAGCGACCTAATCCGTACTAGACTAAAAGGTACAACTATTGGATTTAGCGCCGAAGTAAAAAGCGCCAATGAAGATATAAAGTTAGACCTTGTAACACCAGATGATTTGACCAAGTTTGGTCTTATTCCTGAATTTGTTGGTCGTTTTGCAACAACAATTAGTGTAGAGGATCTAACTAAAGAACAACTCATTGAAGTCCTTACAAAGGTGAAAAATAACTTTATTGACCAATATAAGTACCTGTTTAGTTTAGACGGTATTGAACTTACGTTTACAGACGAAGCGATTAGCCAAATTGCTGAAAATTGTACAAAACTAAAGACCGGGGCTAGAGGGTTACAGACTGAGATTGAAAAGGCACTAATGCCCCATATGTTCCATATTTCTACCTACAATAAAAACAAACTGGATAAGATAAATATTACACAGGATCTCATAACGAATCCTAAAGCGTTAGTATGAACTTATCAGGTAGGAAAGTAATAGTAAAAGATGGAAATGTAGAAAAGGCACTAAGAAAATTCAAAAAGAAAGTGTCTGAGAGCGGCCTATTGATGGAATTACAGGGTCGTCAAACTTATACTAAACCCAGCGTAAAGAAAAAGGTTCAAAAGGCTATGGCCAAAAAACGTTGGAAAAAATATCTGGCTCAACAGAATCTACCTAAAACAAACTTCTAACCCTAATATACTATAATTTTTTACGAAATCTGCTAAGATAAATACAAGATACAGATGCCGATGGTCGGGTCTGTATTAGTCATAAACTTGCTTATAAAAGGAGAAATGATATGACAAACACATTAACTCTACGTTCCTTTGACATTCCGTCAATACATAAATTCGCAGTCGGTTTTGATAACATCTTTGATGAACTTACCCGAGTTAGCGCACAACAGACTAATCAAAACTATCCCCCATACAACGTAATCAAACACGATGACAATACCTTTGTCATTGAATTGGCCGTTGCTGGGTTCCGTGATGGTGATATTGCGGTTACTGTCGATAAGAACCAACTTACTATTGTAGGTGAAAAGATTGAAAGCCTTGATGAACTAGAAAAAAATGTAGAATATCTACATCGTGGTATTAGTTCACGTAGTTTCAATCGTTCATTTACTCTTGCTGACCACGTGGAAGTCACTGGTGCAGATGTAAGTAATGGTATATTGTCAATCAAACTTGAGCGTAAAATTCCAGAAGAATTGAAGCCCAAGAAGATTGCTATTACTTTCAATAAATAATATTATAGTAAGTGTAATGTGTTCGCGGTCGGTTGTGGCCGCGAACACTCTAAAAAGAGGAAATATATGCCAAGTCCAAATCCAGAAACTAAGGGTAAAATCAAACCTAATCTTACTCTACAAGAACCACCCCTTTTCAAAATTATTTACATCAATGATGATGTAACAACAATGGATTTTGTGGTAAGCACATTAATTGAATATTTCAATTATAATCCCGATACTGCAAGTACTATCACAAAAGACATTCATGATATGGGTAGTGCTGTGGTGGCAGTTCTTCCTTATGAAATTGCAGAACAGAAAGGCATTGAAGTTACACTTGAAGCACGTAGTAAGGGTTTCCCACTACAAGTAAAAGTCGAAGCAGAACGCCGCTAAACTGTAATACTAATTCTTTTTGCCCAATAGGGCAACTTACGAAAGTAAGGGTTATTAATATAGTTGACATTATTAATTTTAGTGTCAACTATTTTTTCGGTTGTACCAAATGCCCAATGTGATACTTTGTGTTCAGTATCATTACCTAATGCAAAATCTAAATCTATTCTGTCTTTAGCAATAGGCGGAACTAATCCAAAATATAATTCTTTCTTTGGTACTCCGCTACTGACAACTAATATTTTTTTGACATCAATATGTCTTTGTAGTTTGTCAATACTTTTGTTTAGATAGGCAATATCATCTAAACGCAAACTAGTAAGTAAATGTTGAAAGTTAGGATTTTCATCTTCCCAACCATTGCAGCCTAATATAGCGATACCGTCGACGATTACAACATGTTGATGCAATACCGCTACATTAGGAACTCTGCTAGCAATTTGTTGTATATCAGCAGTACGTTTTTCAACGTCATCACCACTGACATATTCTAAAGGTCCAGGAATATAAAATATTCCTTGATAAAATTTACTGAGATGGCCTAGAGTCTGCCACAATGTACGCATGTTATGTGTGACATTGCCGGCTAGTACACAATAAAGACTGGTAGCCTTATTTTCCCAATTGAATGTTTCATTTGGGTCCAGACGTAGGTCACTTAGTATGTCGAACCCTATTTCCATCACAGTAATTAATTACTTGGCAACCTTTAGTTTAGGCTTCTTAGCAGCAGCCTTGGCCTTACCTGCAGCCTTCTTGGCTCCAGCCTTGACCTTCTTGCCTGCTTCTACTGCGTCAGCAACAGTTACCTTACCGTCTTTGTTTAGATCGGCAGCGGCTTTTGCTACTGCTACAGCCTTGTCAACAGCAGCCTTTGCATCTGCTGAATCAACATTGCCGTCATTGTTTACGTCGCCGTTAGTATCACGGTTTACCCACCAAATGAATGCTCCAACTGCGACTAATGCTAATAATAACCATAACATATATGTTTCTCCTAAAAATGTATTTACTACCGAAATATAATAGTAGTATTTTTAATGTTGTAAATAGAATTATGCGCTTTCATGACCTTAAAAAGCTTATGGATGAACCTCTTCCAAGCAAGAGTGAACAGCGTAGTAAGCCCTATAGACCCAAAATGAAGGAAGTAAAGGCTATTTTTAGGCTTATAAATCGTGAAATTTTCTATAATAGACTGCCTACACCCCTTTTTGAAATACGTAGACTAAAAGATTGTATAGGAATGTGTTATGGGCGTGAAGGTCCTATACGTAAAACAAAAAGTCATTGTACCATATATCTAGCGGATCGCTATTATTGCCGTCAATGGTTTATAAGCACACTTGCACATGAAATGGTGCATCAATATCAGTGGGATGTTTATAGCAATATTCTTGTAAAAAGGGGACATCATAGGCATATGAGTCATGGTCCTACATTTTATATCTGGCGTAAAAAATTGTCAAAATATAACATAGCACTAAAGTCTACTGTATTGAAAGATAAGCATTGGTTTACTCATCAAGATGTTACCCAAGTTTGAACTAAATACATATTATGCGTAATTTATTAGATAAACTGTTGTACTTGTCTGAAGATAGAACTCTAAATCCGGGTACTATTACAAAATATAGTGCTAGATTTGATAAATTTATTTCCATGATAAAAACAGGAATGCCTTTTTATACTACAGATAAAGAACCTGTAGTTGCTCATCCTAGTGAAGCAAAACGTTTTATAGATATGAATAAGGCAGGTTTATTCAAAGGTCAAATAAAACTAAAACTAAAAGATGGTTCAGAGATACCTCTAAGTCAATTACTAAAAACTTCAGACTTAGGCGGGCAAGCAAGCACAGGGCAAGAAGGCGAAGAAACAGGAAAAGAAAGCGCACTACTAAAACCAAGCCAAATAGGTCTAGGCGATAAAGAAATTCCTGCAGAAAATTTAGGGCAAATTATTATTAGTAATCCTACATTGAATTCAACGGAATATGGAAGAATTGTAGTAGAGATGGCTAAAACAATTATGGAAGGCAGCAATCCTATTATACCTAAAGATGTTCCTGAAACAATTAGAAAAAGTATAGTAGACTATGCAGGTGAATATTTAGGAATATTAGCATTGATATCTGGTACATCAAGATTTCCGCGAAGAAAAGGATTTGAAGAATGGTTGGGAGGAGATATTAGTTCTTTAGTAATCAACTTTCCTAGCAAGCCTAATATCAATATTGCTGATAGTTTTGCTACAATCAAAAATGCACAAACAGAACATACTGTAAATATTAGTAGTAAAGGTCAAGGTGGTGGCGCAGCACCAAGCCTAAGCGGTCTCAAAATTCCCGACGAACTTAGAAAAAATAAAAAATATAGGGCTGTAATTGATTTTATTGAACTTTGTGATAGTAATAAACCTTCAAAACAAGGATTTCCTAGTCCTAGAAGTATAAGTCAAATTTTTGAAGCCATGAACTTATTACATGAGTACGCCCCAGATAGTTTGCCGAAAAAATTTAATAAGGTATTACCTTGGGAACCAGAAATAGTAAATGATGTTTTACAAAGCATGAAGGCTTTTAAAACAAAGGGCAGAGGCGAACTTCCAAGATATAGAAAATTATGGGATGAATTTGATTTCAAAAAACAAAGTAGCGATGGTGGCAAATTAGTATATGCTGTAAAACTTGCTGTAATGAAAGCAATAAATGAGGGCAACGCACTGCCAGAATTTCCAAGTGTAGTTCTAACTATATTAGACAATAACTTTTTACAACAATATACAGACTTTACTCCTAAAACAAGAGTTGTCAGTTTTGCCACTCAATGGCCTGCAAAACTTGATGGTAAAATTAGTTTGGAAAGTAAAGCAGGTGCAACTGATCCAACAAAAGGGGGATTCAGTTTCAAATTAAGTCCCACAGAAGGCAAAACAAAATTAGATGAGCCTAATGAGTTGGGTTTATCTGATAAGTCTGATGCTCAAGCATCAAGCGAAGTTCCATTATCTAAAGTGGCAGACATAATTACTAAAGGTCATAGTAAGCCAATTAGTATGAAGCCAAAATCAAAACAAGGCATAGGCAGAAAGAAAAGAAAATAACCATATCGGTTGATTTGTCTAATTACAATAGTTATAATTGATTTTATTTTATAGGAGATGATATGAGCCTTGTACCTATTGTTTTGGAACAAACATCACGCGGCGAACGTAGTTATGATATCTATAGTCGTTTGTTGCGCGACCGTGTAATCTTACTTGAAGGTGAGGTTCATGACCAAATGGCAAATCTTATTGTTGCCCAATTGCTATATCTTGAAAGTGAAAACCCAGATAAAGATATTAGTTTGTATATCAATAGTCCAGGCGGTAGCGTGACTGCTGGCATGGCAATCTATGATGCTATGCAGTTTATTCAGCCTGATGTAAGCACTATTGTAATGGGACAGGCATGCAGCATGGGTAGTTTACTTGCACAGGCGGGGGCAAAGGGTAAGCGACTCATTCTTCCTAACGCACGACATATGATTCACCAGCCCAGTGGTGGCGCACGTGGTCAGGCTACTGACATGGAAATTCAAGTGCGTGAAATTCTTGAAATGAAAAAGAATCTTACAAACATTTATGTCAAGCATAACAGTGTTGGTAAAACGTTTGACGAACTTGCTAAAGATATGGAGCGTGACTTTTTTATGAACGCACAACAGGCTTTAGAGTATGGTCTAGTAGATAAAGTAATAGAGAAACGCAACAATGAATAGTGTACTAAATTTTTCACAAAGGTTTGTAGTAGTCAAGGACATTTCAAATGAACTTGATACTGTATTATTGAACAATGCTTTCAAATCACTTTCATTTAGGCCAAATATTCAAAACAGAATAAGTCTTGAAATGGATTTTTTTGATAAAGATTATTTTGTCAACACTAAACACTACCTTGAAAGCGAGTGTAAAAATTATCTAACACAATACATGGGTCTTGAATCTTTTATTAGTGATGTAAACATTACTACTAGTTGGGGTAATATTACAGACCCGGGTCAAGAACATCACGACCATGCGCATCCATTTTGTGTAATAGCGGGAGTTATCTTTTTAGATAACAATCCTGATAATTTGAATTTACATCTTGAAGCAAGCCAACCAGAGATTCCATACTTTATTCCACGAATCAAATCCTATATTGCTCTAAAAAGCATTTTACCTGAATTAGGTATAAAGCCAGAAGAGCATAACAATTTACAAAACCATTTGGTATTGTTTTTAGGTAATAGCCACCACTTTGTTGAAAAGACGAGTGCAGACAGTAAGCCAAGACGTTCAGTTTCCTTCAATACTTTTTGGAAAGGATTGACTGGTGTCAAGGCTGAAAAACTAGCACAGCATAATTTCTAATAAAATCAATAACTTACGAGGATGTGTAAGTTATTGATTTATATGGAATTATAGTTGTTGACTTTGGGTACGTTTGGGCGCATAATATCTACATACTGAACGAACGGAGATTGATATGTTCAAGAACGCACGAAATCTGAACGAGTTTGTAGACGGTCTGAATGACTGGCGCAAGATGTGGGGTCAACGCCCCCTGGATCTGAATGTCGCGCAGGATCGTCAGACTATCGCCGACAAACTGGACAGCGAATTGAGTCCCGAGAATCTGACCTGCGATGGCGAGTTGCCCCGTAGTGTTGTGAATGCGCGGTATGCGTCATTGACAAAAATCTGTAAGGAACTCAAGTACTTAGACCCCAGTGTTGAGTTTTACGAGTTTGCGTAATAAGGCTTGACATTTGGG